CGTTCCGGCGTGCGCCTCCAGGTACCAGCGCCATCGCAACTTAGGTGCAACAGGACAGTCTCTCTATCAAATGGATCAATCTTGAATAACTAGTAAAACCAAAGGAGGGGATCAGAACCAGTAGTTGATGCGGTGGTAGACGCATCAACTGGGATGGGGGTGCTGTGCCCCAGATGGTACGCGTCGTAGTATGACTCCATGGCTTCCTGCAGATCTGGCATAATACCGAATGCCAGCCAAAATGAATACCTAGTCCGGGGCTGTATCTTCGTGCCCTGGTCCACCATTCGTCTAGCCATGAATTGCATGCCAGTTTCCATGCCGGTGGCGTCATTGATGTCACTCTCAGCCCCGGATCCAAATCTTTGCATGCAAGCGTAGTATGCCCTGGACACGGGCACACCGTCACAGAGCGCAGCGCCACAATCACCAACAGCCTTTGCCCATTTGGTGGTGGCGCTCACAAGCTCAATGTCCACGACGGTCCGGCAATCCTTGGCCGCAGCCACCCTAGGATCCCGGACCATACGGTAACTACCGTTTACCCACACAGGGTGGGTTTGGCAGAAACTCATCTTCTCCAAGTCATATACAGGCTTGTCTACCGTCATGAGAAACCCCATTTCAGCAAACCACCTGTCAAGACCCTGCGAGAATCGTGGAACATCCCTTCTCTCCATGAACACCATGCAATCGTCACCATTGTTCAGTAAAGACGTTTTAACACCTGCATGCCGCGAATACGCATGTACCATTGCGCACATTATAAGGCAATTTCCGAGGGAGGTGTTGATGTCGCCAGACATGCGACATCCGTCTACTTGGTACTTGACTTTACCTTCGGGGGTACGTCCAGTTCCCCTATTGTACAGTTGCCAGCTCAACAACTGTTGCAGCTCAGTGTCGCCCTTGAATAAACGCAAGTAGACGGAATGCTCCCACTGGAGCATCTCTACACTGACGTGCTTATCGAACTTGGATGCGTCAAGGCCTACCATGGCGCAATCCCGATACTTGGACCACTTCGAATAAGCTAGCTGGCCGGTCTCATCAGCATTGAGACCCTTAGCAACGGTGACTTCATCCCAAATCCGTGCAATTGCTTTGTACACGGGTTTCTCCAAACGTTTCAAAAAACGCGCTACGCTAACAACGTAACGTGGGGTGCGACACTGGATGACACGTGGCAATGGGTCAAGAGGTTCAGAGTGGGTAGATAGCATCTCCCGCTTCTCATTCCCTTTGACAAAGGGTTTCGTCTTTGCATCTCTTCGCCGAATGGGCTCAATCATTAGCGAATCGACGGCGCGCTGCGCTATTGTGCGTTTTCGCCCCAAGTATAGCTTTGGCACGTCGGCCAAATTCACAGGGGGGGGTACTACACAATGGCGCTTTACTAACCGGCCAAATTGCTGTAGACGATTTCCGATAACCCCGCGGGCTGGCCTGAGC